CTTATAAATAAACATATAATACGGAGAAATTATGCCTTACACAACAGACCAAATCGCAACTCAACAAGATGTTGTTGATTCATTAAAAGAAGATATTAACTGGGTCAAAGATGTATCCTACAATTTTATTGGAAAGGGCGACCCTGCACATAAATGGAATGGAACAAGAACTGAATTTTGGGCAGATTGGAGAACTAGTTGTCCAAATGCAACTTGGAGTGGTTTAACATATGACGCAGATACAAATTCAATGACTGGAACACTTGCATCTGAATATGATGATGGTGGAACAACTATGGTTCCTGATGTAAACTACAATTGGTGGCAGTGGGAAATGATTGGTTCAGAGGGTTATGAAAACGGTGATTGGACTTCATGGATTTCAACTAAAGAAAGTGAACTTGCAACTGCAGAATCTACTCTTGCAACTATGCAAGCTGACCCTGCATAATAAAATCTAAACTTATATTATGAGAATTTTGGTGATTGCCACTGGTAAGTGTGGTTCTAATACTCTAACAAATGCAATTTCAGAAGATTATCACTTAACTTGGATAAATGAACCTTATAATGATTCAATGAATCATTCAGACAGTCCTTATAGTATATCAGAGAAACGTCAGTTGGTTAATTCTGATAATGTTATTGTAAAGTGTATAAATGGACTGTATCAACATTCTAACTCTAAAACTCAATCCCCCTATGATGATATAGAAATACGAAATGAGTTCTTTAAGTCATTCTCTAAAACTTTTGATAAGGTAATCCTACTAGATAGAAGAAGTGAGTCTGATAGAATAATTTCAGCATTACATGCACATCAAAATAATACTTGGAGTCAAAAAGAAAAGTATGAAATTAAAGATGTGGTTCTTAATAAAGACTGGGCTCCATACTTAGAACACATTTGTCACCAAAAAGATTCAATCAATAAACTTTCAGACGACCTTGATTTACCTATATATCGTCTCGAAGATATTTGCACTAAAGACTATGAATTGTCAGAAAAAACTTATAATAATATTATAGGAACTAAGAACTGTAAATTTTCATATCTGTATGAAACCTACTTCCACCCTAGACATAAACAGGGTATTAAAATTACCTAAATAGTAGACAGGAACAGATTTTTCTGTTATAATACTACTATGGGCGCAAAGAATTTACATTTAGAACACTTAGAAGACGAGATTATCAATCAAGGGATTGATGGTGGTCGTGGTGCAATAAACTTCTTACAGGGTCTTAGAGACATGATGAAGGGCAATTCTAAATCTTCTGTAAATATGACTGTAAAATGGGACGGAGCTCCTGCAATCTTTTGTGGTAAACACCCCGAAACTAATCAGTTCTTTGTTGCAAAAAAATCTCTATTTAATAAAGAACCTAAGTTTTATACTTCAGAACACGAAATTAAAAACTCAGACCTTTCGGGTCAACTACAAGAAAAATTCTTAACTTCATTTCAGTGTTTATCTAAACTATCTTGGAATACAATCATGCAAGGTGATTTAATGTATACTGATGATAAAACAAATAAAATTATAGATGGTAAAGAATATATAACTTTCCAACCAAACACTATTTTATATGCTGTAGATAAAGATTCTGAATTGGGTAAGACAATCGATAGTTCTAAAATGGGTATTGTGTTTCACACTACTTACACTGGTGGAACAATAGAAGACTTGTCTGCAAGTTTTGGTGCAAAGATATCCAATCTTGGAAGTAGTACAGATGTTTGGATAGATGATGCATCATATAAAGATGTGTCGGGTAATTCAACACTTACTGCAAAAGAAACACTTAAACTTACACAAGAATTATCTCTAGTCGGTAAAGCATTCCATGGAATCAAAAAAACAGACTTAGTTAAGTTTCAAAAAATACAGGAGACTATCGCAAAGAAAGGTGCAGGTGCAACTTACAAAACATATTGTAATACACTTATAAGAGGCGGCTCATACAAACCAACATACAATGGATACATGAAACATTTTGAAAATTACTGGAGAGATAAGGTAGTTGCAAAAGTTAAAATGGAAAAAACTAAACAAATTAAAACAGAGATTGGAGAACAACTTTATACCGAACTTCGTAGTTTAAATAAGTTCATTACCAATCTTACTAAGTTCATGGAACACTTAGTAATTGCAAAACAGTTGATTATTGAGGGACTAAATAGAGTAAAGAGTATAGGAACCTTTAAGAAAACAACAACAGGATTTGAAGTTGTAAATCCCGAGGGATATGTTGCAATTGATAAATCAGGAAGTGCAGTCAAACTTGTAGATAGAATGGAGTTTGCATTCAATAACTTTACTGCACAAAAAAACTGGGACAAGTAATGAAAAAGACATTCGGAAAATTTCTAACAGAGGCAAAAGACAAAGGTGCAGTTTTTACTTTTGGACGTTTCAATCCACCCACAACAGGTCATGGAAAGTTAGTAGATAAACTCAAAAAAGAAGCAAAAGGATATGAAGTTCTTTTGTTCTCTTCTCATTCAAATGATAAGTTAAAGAATCCCCTTTCACATAAAGATAAAATAAAATACCTAAGAAAGTTTTTTGGTCGTATTGTGGTAGACGCAGACGCAAGAACTGTATTCGATATTGCAAACGAATTACAATACAAAGGGTATAATAAAGTAAGAATGGTTGTGGGTTCAGACCGAGTAAAAGAATTTGAAATACTATTAAACAAATACAATGGAGTCAAAGCACGACATGGATACTATAAGTTTGAAAGTATAGAAGTAATCTCTGCAGGTGAGAGAGACCCCGATGCAGATGATGTCAGTGGAATGTCTGCAAGTAAAATGAGAGCATATGCAGAGAAAGGTGATTTTGATAACTTTAAACTAGGAGTCCCTAGTAAAAAAAATAAAGATAAAGAACAATTATATAAAGATATTCGTAAAGGAATGGGTATTGCAGAAGGTACACTACCTGCATACATGTATGAAGATTTAATTACAGAAGGTGTGTATGACCCAGGCACGTTCAAAGCAGTTTTCTTTTCAGGTGGGCCAGGAAGTGGTAAGTCAACAGTAGTCGATGCACTTTCACTAAAAGCACTTGGTCTTAAACTAGTCAACACAGATAAAGCATTTGAAGTTGGTCTAAAGAAAGCAGGAATGACACTTGACCTTAGAGGTGCAGACTTTGATAAAGTAGACCCCATTCGTGCAAAGGCGAAAAGGATTACTGGAATGAATATGGATGCATATATAGATGGTAGACTAGGGTTGATATTTGACACTACTAGTGCAAACTTATCCAAGGTTAGTTCATACAAGAAGATGCTAGACTCGATTGGATATGAATCAAAAATGATATTTGTAAATGCATCATTAGATAATGCTCAAAAACGAAATGAAATGAGACCTAGAAAGTTGCCGCAAAAAATTGTAAAACAAGACTGGGATAAGGCGCAGAAAAATGCAAGAAACCTTCAAAAGATATTCGGTAAAGATTACGTAGAAATTTCCAACGATGATGATTTAAACACACTACAGAGAAAGTCTACTAGTCTCTTTAGTAAACTAATGAGTTGGACTACTTCATTCCCCAAAAACAAATTTGCACTTAATTGGAAATCTTCCGAATTGCTGAAGAAGGATACTACTGGTTATTCATCTATAAGAAGTAAAGATGCAGTGAAAAAACCACCAACAGAAAAACCAAGTCCATTTGGGTCACACTTTAAAACATTCAAAAGTAGAAAGACTGGTAAGAAGACAGTCATTAGAAAGATATAAATAGTATTATGACTAAAAGATTAGAAACATTACTTCAACAATTTACATCCTTAAAAGAGGATGCAGTCGCATCAGCGGAACTAAAAGCAAAACAAGCAGAAGAATTGGAACGTCTTAAAACAAAACATGAGACCGAATTAGAAGCACTTACTGATAGACACGAAAGAGAGAGTGAGAGACAGAAAGGTCAAGATGAGAAAGAAGTAAAGGATGACCAAATCAAGGCAAAACGAGACGCTGATAGAAAGGCAAACGAAGAACGGGATTACAAAAAAGAGTATGCGAATTATCACTCAAAACCCGACCAAATTAAAAGACGTGCAAAAAGAAACGAAGCACGAAGAAGTCTAAAGGACAGAAAAGATATAAAAGGAAAGGACGTTCACCATAAGGACAACAATCCTATGAACAACGATAAGTCTAACCTTAGTATTGTTTCTCAAAACTATAACAGAAAAGAACCAAGACTTAGAGAAGAAGACTCTGTAGAAGAAGGTAAATATGTCTCAGATATTGGTGATATTATTAACGTCATTTTCAAAAAACTTAAAGATAAACTAGAGACAGAATACAAAAGGAACCCTGAAAAAGGTCTTGGTATGATTAATACCGTAGGGGCATTTGTAAATCATAAAGTGACTGATAAGAAACAACAGAAAAATAGATTGTTTCTTAAGTTTGGTGATGTACAGGAAGTTAAACAGGACAAAGATATCAAAGACCGTGAAGGTACACAACCATCTAAGTATTATGCAAAGGATGCTGATGGTGATGAGATGTCCAAATCTACCAAACAAAAACGTGCCGCTCATTTTGCACAGAAGAAAGATGGCCCAGCGCCAGGCGATGCAAGTGCAGAAACAAAACCATCAAAACACACCAAGAAATTTCAAAAGATGTTCGGTGAAGATGCTGGTAAATCACTTGCAAAGAAAGCAGACAAGTCAGGAATTGCTAAAGGTATTCTACAACAAGTTTATAACAGAGGAGTCGCCGCTTGGAAAACTGGTCACAGACCAGGCACAACGCCAGAGCAGTGGGGACATGCTCGTGTTAATTCTTTTATCACAAAAGGTAAGGGAACTTGGGGTGGTGCTGATAAAGACCTTGCTAAGAAAGCAGGTGGTTAAGTGACATTTTGGTTTGTAGTATTGATAACTATATGTATTTTATACATGGAAATGGAGAGTAGACATGACAGGAAATAAACATGATAACGGTGTTCACGAAATAGGAACAGACGAAATCCGTAAAGCATACCAAGAAGACACGCCTGGGCAAAGTGTAGAAGAATACTTGTCACAGATTGCACTCGTCAATGAAGAACAAAAGAAGAAGACAAAGAAACACTTCAGTCAAGTGTTCCAAAACCCGTTAAAAGGATTCCCGTACAACGAAGAAAAAGTAGAAGAAAGACATTCAGATGAAATGAGAAAAAGAACTCAGTCTCAACAAAAGGCACATCAAAAAGCAATGATGAAGTCTGCAAAGAAGTCAATTAAAGACTATGATAGAAAAAATAAGAAATAATGAAGACTTTCAAAGACCAAGCTCTTATCGAGACACTCGATACACTACAAGAGACTAATACTAACATCCTTGACAATCCATTCAGGTTGGGTTCCTTAATGTTCTTTGAGACCATCAAAGAAGCACGAAAGTTAGTCAGTGAAGGACGATATAGACTCACAGAAGTCGATAGACATATACTAGAGACAGATATTGGAGATTTTGAAGTATATGAGGGTAATCTAGTACCACTCGATTGTCCGATGATAATAGAAGAGGAAGAAAAGAAACAACCCGAATTAAATAAACCAAAAGCAGGTGGCCCTAAAAAATACTATGTCTATGTTAAAGACGGAGACAAAATTAAGAAAGTGACATGGGGTGACACTACAGGGTTAAAGGTGAAACTTGGTAACGAAAAAGCACGTAAATCATTCGCTGCTAGACACAAGTGTTCACAACAAAAAGATAAAACCTCTGCTGCCTATTGGGCATGTAGATTACCATATTATGCAAAACAGTTAGGACTATCCGATGGAGGTAGTTTTTACTGGTAGGAATACATTATGACCAGTGACCACCCATATACAGAAACACTTTACGAACAACATGGTACTGGGTTACCATATATAATAAGGACATTCTCAGAAACAGTCGATGAAAATGACCTCATTTGGCATAGAGATAGAACAAATAGAACACTTCGAATCCTTTCAGGTACGGATTGGAAGTTGCAATTAGATGATAAATTACCTGAAACACTTGCTACTGGAGGCGAATACTTTATTCTCAAAGAGACATATCACCGATTAATTAAGGGTCATGGCGACTTGGTGGTAAGGATAGAGAATATATAAATAATAGTACTATGAGTTATAACAAAGACAACTGGAAAGATAAACTAGACGAAGTCCGTAACTTTGGTCGAGAACCTGCTGTAGTAGTGGAAGAAGTTCTTGATAATGATACAGTAATCAATAACGAGATTGAGGAAGAACTTAAAAAGTTTTTCCAAGAGGAAGATACCACCACAGAAGTAATAGAAGAAGATGTTCTATTAGAAGCATCTGCTGGTGAGATGATTGATAAGTTATTCAATCTAAAAGGTGATAAAGATTCACAATACGGTGTTGCAAAAATGTTAAACATGACTGGTGTTAAAGTAGTTCAAGCAATGCAGAAACAAAATCCTGATGGGTTTATGAAAACTGTAAAGGCACTAGGTAA